AAGTTAGTGATACGGGCATATGCCTGAGTTTCAGACTGTCCGTTTGTGTTGTTAATTGCTGTGATTAAAAGTGCCAATTGAGTTCTCCTTTAGAACGTGACTTCTGTCGTTTCCAATTTTGCGACAACCCTGATTGTGGTTGATGCCTGACCAGTGAATGTTATTTTCAGTCCACCATTGGTAGTGTCAGCAGTTGCAGTAATAGCCCATGTAGAAGCCCCTGCATCTGCGTAGTTGGATGTGACTGTAGGCGTACCAACCAAAGCGGTAGAAGCAGCATTTGCACCACGCTTGATAGCACCATCAATTTCCCAAGCCTTTGTGTTTCCACCACCTGTTACGTTAGCAATGACAGAGCCTTTGAAATAGTAAGCGGAGTTGTTGGGTAGGATTACTTGGTTTGTTGTTCCTGCGGCACTTGCGTTTGATGCAAGAACTGTGGCAGTTGCGTCTGTTGTTTGACGACCAAGAACAATCAATGCAGATTGTGATGCACCCCTTGTAGTTGCAATAGGAGTAACAGACGCAGGGAAAACTGTATTTGATTGCAAACCTCTAGTTGTTCCATATGCGCCCCCTATTACGGCAGAGGTAAAACTATCAGCGGCATGAGTATTACCTCCACCAATAAATGATTGACCACCACTTGATGAGTTTGCATATCCAGAAACAAAAGAAAGTTGACCACCTGATGTATTTAGCGACCCGCCCGCAACAAAAGAATAATCCCCACTAGCAAGGTTATCTGACCCACCTCCAACAGATGCCCACTTATTATTTGCAGTATTCTTTTGCCCACCAACAACAACAGACCAATCCCCACTAGCCACATTACGATTAGCCGCAGTCCCTGCGTCGCCACCGCCCAAAATAACGCTGTATGCACCTGTGGCCTGATTGTTACCACCGCCTACTACTACTCCGTGAGGAGTAAAAAAGGATAGGGTTGGAGTTCCAGTTGCTGTTGAGTTTTGAGATAGGGTTAAAGATGTCCCTGATATTGCGGCTACATAAGTATTTTCGCTCATGCCTGTGCCGTTTATCAACTGACCAACTTTGATAGAACCATTGGATGCTGATAGTGTTACTGCGGTACTTCCACTGGTTACGGCTGTAGTTGCTTGAGAAGTCACTACAGAACCACTTGTTCCAGAATTTAGCGTACCACCACCAATAAAATTGTATCTACCGCTTGAAGTGTTTGTGTTTCCGCCTACTAATACGCTGTATGCGCCATTAGAGCCAATGGTGTGTGAACTACCTGCACCAATAAAAGCCGCAAGACCTGCGTTTGAATTGTTAACGCCAGAAACAATGGTTGCGCCATAAGTCGAAGAATTGTTGTTGTAACCTGTACCAACAAATGATTGTTGTCCACTTGCCGTATTTCTTTCTTCACCGCCACAAATAACAGAACCTAAGCCACTGGCTACTTGTGTTGCCGCACTTCTTTTGGTCTGCCAATCAACAGCATTAGCACCCCTAGCATTACCACCAGTAGCAGATGATGTAGTGGCTTGTGCTTGTAATGCACCAGTACCAGCAGGTTGAACATACAAAGAACCATCAGACTGAACGCCTAACCCTGATACGCCAGAGAAAGATAAAGTAGGAGTTCCGTAGATTGGTAGAGAAGTTGTTGCAACGTATGCGCTAACTGCTGAATTTATCTCTAGTTGAGCGCCCCAAATATAGTAACCAGATGTTCCGTTGCCAACAGATGAAGCAGTCCATCCAGCACTAGAAGAATCAATTTGAACAACCGCTACACGCAAAGTACCAGTATTGCTTGCGGGGTTGCCAACAAGGGCTACACGCATCCATCCAGATGGCAAAGAAGTCACAGAAACAGAATAACCTGTTCCAGAACCTCTAGTAACTGGAGTTGAAACAGCAGCTACAGCATCTAAGTCAATGTTTACATGAGCGCCGTTTGTATTTCCATCATCTAAACCAAGCTGAATATATTGCTTATCAAGTTTTTTAACATGAATAGAAAATACAGAAGTGATGTTAGCGTTAGTAGAAAAACTTTTTGTTCGTGCGTGAAGCGCAGTAGAGTTTGTGCCTACAAATCTATTAGCCGTGTTGGTTGAATCTGGTGCAGTTCCTGATGCAAGTGTTACTGTTACTGCAAAATCTGAAACACCTTGAGTCCAATCACTTGACCAATTTAATAAGTTGCTTCCTGTGCCGTTAAGTCGCCCTGTCTGAGCAGTAAGCGTCGTAAACGTACCAGCCGCAGGGGTTGTTGCTCCAACTGTTGTGCCGTTGATTGTGCCGCCTGTGATGGGGTAGCTGTCAATATTGCCAGATGCGTCTTCATAGACCGCCTTGCTGGCTGGGTAGTCCACAAACACATCCTTTGTGCCTGCTGAGAAATTGACTAAAGACCCACTGTTGCTTGACGACAGCACTGTCGTGCGTGAAAGCGTAGTGCCAGAAGATGTATACGTTCCAATGCCCACCTCCCACTCAGAGGCCGACTGGTTGGCAATGACGTAATAAGTCGTGTTGGCATTGCCCACCGCAGCAAACGATTGGTAGCCAGAGACAGCACCCAAAAGTGTTGCAGTCCCAGTCCCAGTGACTGTCGTGGTTTCTCGGACACGATCCGCAAGCACTAAAGCCATCTAATGACCTCTTTAAGTAGCGTCAAGGGAAAATGTATAAGTCACATTCAATGTATCGCCAGACACGACAATCCTGTCGCCTGGTGACTGAAAGTCAGAGGCCGAGAAAAGAATGCCAGATGTGCCGGTGGCCACACTGGCCAAGAATGCACCGGCCACTGTACCGCCTGCACCAGTGATTGAAAATGAAGTGCTAGATGTGCTGATCACAGACGGGTCAGCTGTCGTGGCCGTGCCAAATGTGGCAGCCTTTCGGTTGCCACTGTAATCTGTAAACTCAGTCCATCCAGCATGAGATGCCAAAGTGTCAGCAGCTGCAATCGTTGTCCCAGAGCCTGGTCCAGTGATCAACCCCAAGTACCAAGTTGTTGTCTGTGTGGCCGCGTCTAAGTAAGCCGCCACCATGTTTTGCAGACCCTCATTCACCACCAGATTGTGTGACTTTCCAGTCCACTTGACTTGGCCGTCAGCGCCAATGCATTCAAAGAAATAAATGCCACCAGCTCGTGCAAATGATTGGTTTTGAGTTTTGGCCACTAGGCCAGCTGCCACAGTGTCTACAGATTTTGCAATTTCATTTGACATGGTTATTTATCCAAAGGTTTTTGCACGGGTTAACAATGTGCCGCCAGATGAAGACGCACGATCATCGGCAGTTTGTGAATCATTTAAAGCTCGCTCATACAGCGTTGCCCATGTCTGAATTCTCGCATCATCTTGCAGATATGGTGCAGCCTGCAATAGCGCTCCATACAGATAAATGTCAGGGTTTGCAGTCAATAACCAATTGCTGGCCACACTGCTTGATAACTTTGTCAACTTTGCGTAATAGATTAGCTCAGTCGTGTAGTTGGCATCAGGCGTTGGGACTATGCGGAATTGATCACCAACAACACCAAAGAATTTGGGTCTGCCACTGGCCGTGTACTTGGCAATCTCATTGTCAAGCGCATCAATGCTCAAATAGGTCATTGGCGTGATCGGGTTTGTGCTTGTCAGTTTCAATGATTTGACTTCCAAGAAGTCAGCAGGCACAGCGCCATATTGCGCATCAAAAGACGCATTGGCCCTGATGATCATCTGCCTGGTGCGCAGTGTTCTTTCGATTTGTGCCTCGGCCAGAGAGATAAAGTCAGGAATGACAGTTGTCAGATCAGACCGGTTGAGCCAGTCTGCAATTGAAGACTTCAGCTCTGTGTATGTAGTCAGTGCCATTATTGGGCCTCTTTTTCCATTTCCTCTTTCACAATCCAGGTGTGGTCATGGCGAAACTCAAATGTTCCAATGTGGCCAATTTCCTTTGAGACGTCATGGTCGATGTAGATTTTGTAGCCAAGCTCTTGAGCTTTCTTACAAAAGAACACATCCTCACCCATGTAGCCCCGTGTGGTCTGCCACGGCATATCAAACCATGGCTCACTCATGCCCTCAAACACCTCGCGCTTGATCAGCATTATGCCTGTTCCAATGCTCCCCACCTCTTCCAATCCAGTGGATTCTGGCATTGTGTAGACCGGCACTCGCTTGTCGTTCTCGTCATAGTTCTGGGCTGTTGGGCCAGTGGGCATTCTGCGCCTGGCACAGTTGGCAGCCACAATCTCTTTGTCGTGCTTTAGTAACCTTTGGACCATGTCCTGTGGAAAGGTCATGTCAGAGTCAATGAAAAGGATGTGGGTGCAGCCCTCGGCCATGGCATCCAAACAAAGGTCAGCCCTTTGGTTTTGGATAATCGTGCCTTGCATCAATTTCAGACTGATTGCGTCTGTGGTGTTGAGTGTGTGATAGGCCACCATATTGACCATGCAATATGTGTAATTCGTGTGGACCTGATCACGGGCCGGTGTGCATACAGCAATGTAGTTCATACTTTCCCAGGGCGAGTTCTAAAAAATTGGTTATCGGAATCGTTGAGCCATTTTTTCATGTACTCCTGGTCATCGATCTTGCCCTCGGCCTTCATCTTGTAATAAAGGGATTCGGGGATGGATGCCACCAAGTGCCACTCACCGGTCCAGTTGGCCTTCTCATCTACAGCGTTATAGATGGCCTTGTTGGCCTCAATAACGGCAGTCACATCTTGTTGGGTCTCAATAATCACATCGCCAGTTTCAGCATTCTCATGCCAAATTCGTTTGATGCCTTGATCTTTGTTTTCGCTAAATAGTCTTTTGTGAATCATGTTAAAAAAGGGCCAAGTTTCCCTGGCCCTTTCAGTTTACCTTCCGATTAGGAAGTAATCAGGTCTGCTGCCAAACCATGGGCATTTTCAGCCAACACTTTGTGACCCCACTCAACGATCAGCATACGCTTTTCAGCATCGCCAGTCTTGGCCAATTCAACTTGCTGGTAAGGGCGCAGCACAGTCATCTTGGCATAGTCAGGATCGATCACCCATGCATCACGCTCACGCTGGAAGCGGTTTGCAATTACTTGCACATTGCCGAAATCACTGCATCAATGTTAAATGAGATTCGCTATTCTCTCATCCCTCTTTCGAGGCTACCAGTTACTTGGTAGATCAGACTATCTCTTCACCCTCATTATGAGGGGCTAGGCACTTCGGACCGCTTGGTCCTACGAGGCTCCCGCCTCTAGTCGTTACACCTTCCGATTTCTCGGCTTGGCTCGGTATTGTCCTCTGTCCGGCCTGACAGTTAGGAGGTTCACCGAATTCACCTAGTTACAAATAAGCATTACTGCTTATCGACGCCATTAGTTAACGTAGATATCGACCGCACCCACTAGGGTTGCAGGCTTTGCTCCTCCATCAATGTTGAAACGGCTGGAAGCAATACCAGAGAAGCCTGACACGCGCTGCTTGTTAACAGGACCGCACATCAAAATCTTAGGTGTACCACCAGCAGTCCACACTTTCTGAATCACATTTTTGAGAATGGTTTCAGTAAATGTGCGCACGTTGCCATCTGTACGGGCGCTGTTTGGCAGCGTTGTGTAAGATGGATCAGTACCATTGGTCTGCTTGTCTGTGTTCGTCTTGATAAACGCACCCAAAGAAGCAGTCACACGGGCAGTTGTCGAATCACCAGAAACAGCGATACCGCCATTCAACATCACGAATTCTTGGTCGCGACGTAATTCCGCGCCTCGCTTCGCAATTTGGTAGGCTAATTCTGAGCGCCTGCCTGCCTTGTTAACCACTTCTTCAGTAGCTGACAAGATGATTGTCTTGCGTGAAATCTGCGCATAGTTTTGCATACGCACAGTAGCAGTCACAGCGTCAAACGATGCAACATCATCGCCCTCAAGCTGTGCATTGGCAGCGGCTGCGGCCAATGTATCTGTTTGATACTCAAACAAAGCATTTGACACGTTTTCACGGCCAATATTGCTCATGTATGGAGTCTCTTCTGGTGCAATATTTGTGATGATATTGCTCAAGTCTTCGCGGATGCCCTTGGCTGAATAGCTCAAGAACGTGTTACTTACGATAGCCATAATTTCCTCATTTCAATAAAAGTTCAATTGCAGAGGCCGCATCATCGATGCGACCAGTTTTTGCAAGACGCTGCTTTGCTCGCACACCCTCAGTTGTTGTCGAAACCCGACCAGCTGCACCAGGCTTGGCTGTTCGTGGGCCATTGTTCACCACAGGCTTAATGCCTTGGCGTTTACTTACCATCTGGTCAAACAGTGCCGCTTTACGCAGCAGTAAAACCAGTCGGTGATCGTAAACGCTCTTCAAATCTTCATCGGTAAAGCCTGCCGCCTTCGCAGACTCAATCACCAGCGCCTTTTCGGCCTTTGCCTTCTTGGGGTCTTTCCAATCTGGCAAGGCTGCCAAGAGAGCTTCTTGCTGGCTGGCAAGTTGGGCTTCCATGGCTCGCTGCTGTTCATACTGGGCCACTTGAGCCAATCGCTGCTGTTCAGACTGAATAGCACCGAGTTTCTCTTGTCGCTCCCGCATGACTTCCTTTTGCCTCACCCACTCGATAGGGTCCTCATGGTAGAGGCGCTCCAAATCGACTTGAGGCTCTGAAGACTGAAGTTGGGTTTGCAATGCTCCCAACAATTGAGCGTATTGCTCACGCTCGGCTCGGACTGCTTGCGTTTCTTGCTCGGCCTGCTTGCGCACTTCGGCAATCTGCTGCGTTTTCCGAGTGTAGTCCTGAGTCCTGGAATAGCCCTTCTGGAGTTCGTCCAGCGTGACAGAAACTTCCTTGCCGTCTACTTTGACAGTGAAAGTCTGTGGCTGTTCTTTCTCCTCGGTCTCTTCCTCTTCTTCGGACTGTTCCTCTGAGGTCTCTTCGTCTGGCGCGTCTTCCACACCAGACTCATCCTCCTCAGAAGCCGCTGTCTCGGTGTCCTCTTCGGACTCCTCGACTGGCTGCGTCTCGTCAAGCTCTGCTTGTCCTTCATCAGGGGCTAACATTGCCGAGATAGCACTGGCCGCATCGGCCATATTCATTGATTGTATTTCTGCCATAGTATTTTCTTAAATTAGATTTTTCTGTGATTTGCTGATAGCGTTCTGTGCAATTTTTCCGTTGTCCATAATCTTGATCAACTCTTGTCTTAGGCCATCAATGGCCTGCAACATGCACCACGCTGTCTCGCGCTTCACAGACTCTTCGGGTTTAGATGATCTAAATGCCCAAAGTTGGTCGTTTTCCAATTTTGCAATTGCAGTGTTGAGGGTTTCATCCTCCAGCAGCTGCTTGGCCTTTCGGCCTTTGTTTACCTGGTCTTCGTTTGTCACTTACTGTGCCATTCCGTTAAAGGTTGATGGGGGCATCATCTCAGGCGCTGGTGGCTGCGGCTGCGACACAAACTGTGCCGCCTGCTGCTGGGCCAACAATGCCTGCTGACGCATTGCTTCACGATCAATATTCTGAGCCGCATCAATTTCGGCTGTAGAGATCTGTGACTTGTACTTTAGCTCAATTTCATACTTTTTGAGATACATATCTTGAGCCATTTTGTCACGCGCCAGGTCGTCATCCATGACCATCTGCTGGCGCCTTAACTCAAGCTCGGCTGCTTTCTTTTGGATATCAGCCTTGATACTTTCAGCCTGCACTTGGGCCAACACCTCTTCGGGGCTTGGCTTTTGCTGTGGCGCTGGTGGCACATAGTCAGCAGGGATATTCTGGAAAAAGCTCGTCGCATCTTTGAAGCCAGATAACTCTACGATTTTTCGCAGGGTATTGCTGAATTGCTGGGGTGTGACCAATGGGTTTGTGGGGCCAAGCTGTTGCAAGATTTGCTCTTGCTTTTGCATGATCATCATCAGCGCTTGCAGTTTCTCGTTGGTGTCGCCATTGCCCAAAGCAATATTGATGTTGGCATCCATGCTGGCATCCCAGAACCTTGGATCGATCTGCACCCACTCGTTGCGCATCCGCACCATTCGGGCTTTGTCCTGGTGCGTTGTGGCCAAGAACAAAATGCCCTTAAATAGCTTTTTCATGCCCTCGGCCAGAATTCGAGCTGTCAGCTCAATGCGGCCTTGGCTGGCTGATATCGTTGCGTTCACCGCGGCCTTGGTGCTTGACTGCAAGGCGTCAGCGTTCAGACCCATGGCCGCCTTGCTCATGCCGGTGCGGTCCTCCTTAATCTGGTCCATGTATTCCATCATCGGAAATGCGGCCTGACCCACAAATGGTGTTGTCAGGGGCTGGACCATGCCAGGCGCTCTCATGCGAATGATCGCGCCTGTCTCGTTGTTCAAGACATCATCGATATTGACTTGGCCTTCGACCACCGCTGTGCGCGGGTGGATTGACTGGGCCAGACTGTCCAATGTGTTGCGGAGTATTTCCGACTTGATCTCTTGCAAGTCGCGGGTGATGTCAAAAATCGACATTGCCTCCAAGGGAGAAGTGTGTGGCTCTGGGTCGCAGGGAAAGTCAGCAAAGGGAATATAGCTGGCCGGCAGATTACGCACCACCTTGTAACCTCCACCCATGCAGCAGACTTTTCTAAGCTCTGCAATGCCATCACCATCAAAGTCAACGCGGGAATAAGCCTCGATGTACAGCACCCTGCGCATCATCGGGTTGGCCGCGTCATTTGTGCCAAAAGTGGTACTCAATGGCTGGCGCGCCAAATACTCATCATTGCTGTCTAGGTCTGTCGTTGACAGATTCTCTTCAATCTCATCCTGGTCATAGCCCATGGCAATCAGGTCGGCCATGGTGGCCATCTGCCGGTGGGCAATGATGGTCGAATCGTCAAACGATCTAGCGCGTCTGTCCAGTAGCAGCTCTTCGGGCGGCACGGCCATGATCTTGATCCGGCCATCCTTTGTGATGCGCTTGATCTGCACATCATGGATCATGGGCGCAGGCATCACCATTGGTGCTCCAGTCATCGGGTCAACAGTTGTGAGCTGCGCCTCGTCAATAGCAGGGTCAGGGTAAGACGTAATGATCTTGACCTCGCCACCAGGCTCTTGCATCAGCATCTCTAGCGTCTGGTCATCAAGGCCGGTGTACTCTTCAATCCGGACCTTCTCATCATCTTCCCACCAGAATTTGGCTATTCCGCATTTGCGAACCAGTGCATCCTTAAAAATTGCATAGGTCGCCAAAAACCCGTTGTTGTCGTTCTGAAATACATAGTTGGCGTAGTCGGTCGCCTGCTGCGCCATCTTCACATCTTCTGGTCCACGGGGTGCAAACTCGACCACATTTTCAGAATTAAAGAAAACACGCATCAGGCTTGGCAGCATGGCCGAGACAGTGTCCCGAACCTCCATGGCCACCACCTTGCTGTTGCCTTCGACCTCATTGCCAAATAAATCACCGCGATAGTATTCAGTCCCCTTGGCGCGTGTGGGTGACAGATCACTGTCAACATAGCTCACCGCATCGGTCAGGTCTTGCGTGATGATCGCTTGCAGTTCCGCATCATCCATTGGCTCGGTGGCTGCAATGTCGGTGGATAAATTTTCAGTCATGTTATCGATCATGGTTTAACCTTTGTGAGAACCACATACATAGAGTCCACAGCCCGTGGGGTGCGGATAATTTCGTCATGGGGCAATTCTAATGATTCTCCCACCTTTGAGAGCCTCATTTCTAGCGTTGTCAGCTCAAACCGGTCGGGCCAGCCCAAGTACCAGTGCCAGTCGGTGTAGTACCGCCATGAGTTCTCGTTAAATGCCCTGACATGGGTCGGGTCTTGCCAGGCGCCAAGGCTTAAGTCATACGGCACATGAATCCGCATCTCACCGCCCACCTTCAGCAGCTCTTTGCAGTTTGTCATGGCATCGACCAGATTGAGGATGTGTTCCAGCACATCATTGGCCAGAATCGTTTCAAACATTCCTGGCACAACTTCCAGCTGGCCAAACCTAGTTTCCAGCGTGTCGCCCCATTTGATGTCGCTGATATCCACCAGCCAGTCTGGCGTCTTGCTGGCCTGTATATCTGCATTCAGATACTCAGGATTCCAGTCCTTGCCGGACCCCAAGTTAAGAATCAAACCAGGCACTCGCATAGGTAGGTCGATTTTCTTTGAGCCATGGTAGCGCGTCTTCGTGGAGCTTTTGGGCATTAAAACCGATGGTATTTGAGCCAATGTGATGAACATAACTGGCGCTCACAAAATGTGAGTATCCTTTTTCAATCAAGTCCCTACAATGAACATCATCGCTGTACCAATTGAGAGGGGGAAACTTTGCCTGCTCAAATGCATCACTTGATATCCATGCAAAGATTGGGCTGACCTCCTCGGCCATCTTGATGTGCGACTCTGATGGGTATTTGTAAAAATACAAATTCTCATTAGGGTCGCTGATCCGCACATTCTGACAAGGCCGAGCCGCATCAGTCCTCGATGCCACCCACCCAGCCTTCACGCTGTTCATGGTCTTGATAATCTGCACATCTTCCATCAGCGTCTTCACGCTGGTGGGCGTCAGCACGATGTCGTCATTGGCCACAATGCAGGCTGACCAGTCCTTAAGCGCTGCCTCAATCACCTCGTTGTAGTCCTCGCCAAAGCTGTTTGGCTGGCCATAGATTTTGTAGTCAGCCTCAAACCTCTCAATCACCGACTCAGGGCCGCGCAGATAAACCGGACACTCTGGCGCGTATTGCTTGATTGATTCCAGCAACACGGCCAGACCTTGGCCCTTGACAGTGGCAATGACAATCGGACAGATCACTTCTTTGCCTTATTCCTGGCACTGATCGCAGCCGCCTTAGATTTGGCATCGGCCTTGGAGCTTGCGCCCCATGCCTTCAATGACAGCAGCAGCCTAGTTGGCTCACCGCCCTTCATCTCAGGACCAGGCATATTGCCCATGCGTGCCAAGAAGCTGGCGCGCCTTGGGTTGTCGCCTGCCTTGACTGGCGCCTTGAGGTCCATGCCCTGCGCCTTCGCACTGGCACGGCCCTTGGCGTTTAACCCGCCAGAGGGTGACTTGCCCTCCTTACGTTGCCAAGCCGGTGTCTTCATTTCTTTGGCTTCTTTGCAGTCTTGGCCGCGGCTTTGAAGTCGGCAGCACTTGGCGCACCCTTGCTACCTGGCTTGCGCATCTTCTCTTTGCTGCCTGCCTTGATGCGCTCTTGTTTTGCGTTAATGTTTGCGTAAAGTCCAGCTTTCATGATTCATCCTCTTCATAGTTTTCAGATTCTTCACCGCCCTGCTCACCCGTATTGGGGCCACCCACCACCCATGCATCGCAAGTTCTGCTTGCTGCGCACTTGAAATCAAAGATTTCGCAGTAACCCAGATCGGCCAACTTGATTGTTCCCCAAGGGTCTGCTTCCATGCCAATACCTTGGGCAATGCACTCTTTCAGATTATCAGACACATTGAATGCCGCGCAGTTACCGCATAGGCTTTTCTTTGAGTCCTCAATGCTGACATCCCACTGGTCTGACTTCTTGCGCCAAAAAGCCTCATTAGGCAGCTTTGGATTCTCAGGACCATAGGCCGCGCTGGTGATTGCCTTGGCGCGGTTCTTTAAGTTCAGCGTAATGTCTTGCGTGGGCAATGGGCAGTTCTCGCCTGCGCTCATGTCCTCGCCCTCTTCCCTGTCCATGACCTGATCCATGGTGCGTTTTAAAGTAGCCATTGCTTTACCTCTTGGTTGTGGATGTGTGAATTATGCAACCCGCGACAGGTTTCTGCGCAATGGCTGGCTCCACTTACTTGAGCCACTGCTGCCATACATCCCCATCACCGCATCAGACGCAAACGTCAGGACAAAGGCATCAGCCTTGTCAGGACTTGGCAGGCCGCGTCTCTTGATCTCATCTTTACCCTCAATGGCGATCTTGCCGTTACTGGTAAAGTTGTACCGCACTGTGGCCAGCTCTGCAATCAGCACATCATCCTTTGGCATCTTACAGTCCCGCGCCTCAAGCCAGGCTCTCGCCCTGTACCAAAGCTCTGCCTTGAGATTCCTGTAAGTCCCGCCCATGGCTGGGGACTCGGACACATTGATGCCTCTGGCCGGCAGGCCCAGCTCTCTCAACCTGTCCACCACCCCAGCGCCAAGGCCAATCGAATCGACCAGTATTTCCCTTGGCTGCTGGCTTGGTGGCAGCGCCTGGTACTCAGCCACCACAGCCCCAGTCAATTGCATCAGGTCCAAGTTTTTCCATGTCTTAATGTTCTCAGTCACCGCATTCCCCTGCCTTTTGCACAGCGCTGACCTGTCTGATCCAAACCGCGCCACATCCAAGCCCCAGATCATGGGCGCGTACTCACTTGGCGCCACATCCCTGTTGACCGCGCTCTCCAGCAAATCCATGGCAATCACAGTGTCGTCATCGCCCTTGGGGAATTCACCGATCACGCGAATCCGGTAGACGTTACTTTCCTCGCCATAGCGCATGGCCATCTCTTTGACGTACTCATCACTCACCCTTGGCGAGTCCGTACACGCCACTTGAAACGTGGTCCACTCATCAGCCAGGCGCGTGTGGGTGTCGTAAAAGAACCCACTAGACCTCACCGGATTCCCCAATAACAGCGTCACCGCGTTATGCCCCGACATACTTCCAGCCGCGGCCTCGAACACTTGCTCCGGCACACCACTGGCCTCATCAGCCACCAGCATCACATTCTCCGAGTGAATCCCCTGCAAAGCCTCTGGCTGCTCGGCCCGACTTGTCCTGGCCGAAATAAACATCTCAGTCGGGGCCGCATTGAATTCAATCCTCTCCTGCTTGACAGTCAATAGACCTTGAAGTGGAAGTGGCATCGCATTGATCCACCTCTTCAGCTCTGCAAACATCGCGTCATACAGCTGACTACTTGTCGGTGCAGTCACCACCACCTTGACTGGCGATCTAGTCATAAAGTACCAGAGCATGGCCCAGCTGCTTGCCGTACTCTTGCCCACCCCGTGGCCACTCCTGACACTTATCTTCCTATCCCCACGGGCTATTGCCCCAAGAAACTTCACCTGCCACGGGTCAGGGTCAACCCCCAACACCTCCCGCACAAATAGCACCGGATCAGGCTGATAACGCTCCACCCACGCAGCAAACACATTTTCTTTACTCATGGGTGGATAGTCTCATAGATGGCCCAGGCTTTAGGACTCATCGCCCACTTATGCGCATCTAGCTCATCAGTCCGCACCAGTATCAGCAAGTGATACGTCATCGCCAGGTCAAACCTCTCCTCATTGATCGCCTCCATCATCCTGATCTTCAAGTCCAACAACATCACAGACAAATGCATCGCTGTCAATAAATCAGTCATTTGGCCATCTCCTTTAAGTTCTGACTGGTCACCCTATTGGTCCAGCATGATGCACACAACCACCTGGTCGCACTCATCTCAACCCCACCCTCTGGTGGCTTTTTCAAAGCGCATTTATTACAAAGCTGCAACTTGTGGCCATGCACATTCCCATTCAACCTAATATGGTTATTGACAAAATTACTCTTCATTGGATTCTATTTATTTTATTATCAGGGTGAATTAACCACCTATTACCTAATTGCCTTAATGCCTTGATATATTGCAATTGATTATGTCTATTAGTATGCGCAGGCACATAATCGACATTAAACAATTGCCTGACTTTAGTTAATAACGTAATATTCATATTATCCCCACGATCAAGTTAATATCGACCCATGCGTGTAAAGCAGTATGCCCGTCTGGACTCATTAAAGTGCAGAAGACTTTCCCGTCTTTAGTCTCAGTAGTGTCGATGACAATCCACTCTTGACCTTTGAGTATCACTGTCGCTTGCTTAGATTTCATTCGTTTTCTCCGTTGTTTGTGGAGTTGACATTTTTGCACAATTTGACTTGTTTGGTAAGTTCGTTTTTTATTTTTTTAAAAAATTTTTTTGTAGGTGTTTAGTGCCGCCACAGTCGCCCCCGCCAAACCGGCCAAGGGGGGGTCGCGGCCACCAGGCGCCAGCAGGCCACCACCGACTTACCCCCAGATTTTGGCCAACCTTATCCACAGATTCCTGTGCATAAGTAGGCTTGTAATACTTTGATTCACTTAATTCTGTGGATATCTAGTTGTCCACTTAACATAATGGTCGTTGTATAAAGTAGCTGAATCATTTGGTATTCATATCCTCAAAAGTCACGCTGCGCTTACGCAGTGCGTCAAGGGCCATGCTTCCGAGGTCGATGTTGACCAGTGGTTGCTGCTTGTCGCTGAACTCTTCAGAGAGCTTGGAGGCCAGCCAGCGCCTTGTGTCCACCCGTAGCTTGGCCACCTGCGCCTCTTGAGGTGTGGCAGCGTCTGCAATATCGATGGTTTGCTCTGCTA